TCCTGCATATCAATGATACGTTTTTGCGTAATAGATAATTCGTGAAGCAAATTATGTTTTTGGCCTTCTAACTTACCTATATTATATTGTAAGTTATTTGTTATATTTAATATACCTTGCAATTCTTCTAGATGTTTATCTGATATTTTGTCAACCTTAGGTTTAAGGTCAACTACTTTTTCTTTTTTCATATTTAATTTAATTTAATTATTATTTACTAGCAAGCTGTTAGTGCAGCCACTGCTCCATTTGTTACCTGTATACTATAATATCTTCCTCTATCAGGACCTATTTTATAAAATCCATCTGGTAAGTAAAATCT